CGATCGTCCAAGTCCACTTCTGGATGATGATGAGGCGATGGAAGCAATCTGGAAGAAGCAGTATTCACTGACTGCCTTCACTGCACCCGATCAGTTCAAATCCTATGATGAACTGAAGAAGCGTCTTGATTATGTTCTGGGCAACAAGTCCACACGTCGATCAACCGTAGAGGAAGAAACTGAGTATGATAACTACGCAGCAACAGAACGAAAGACTGTCTCTGAAGAAGAGGTCATGCGAAAGCTTGAAGACTCCTATCAATCTTCAAAGGCAACTAATGACTTCAACTCTCCTGATATTACTCTCAGTAAAGGAGACGATGACGATGACGACCCCATGAGTTATTTTTCAAAACTGGCTGAGTCCTGATACCAAAATCGGCTTTTTGTTTCAAAAAAGCCGTAAAAAAATCCTGGGGGCTTTTTTGGCCCCTTTACTTTTTTTATTGATACAATCTAACGTTTTCTCCCCGTACTAACCTATCAGAAACATACTGACTAGACCCAGGAGTATATGGCATAAACTCTTCCATGTCATCAATAGCAAGACTCACGTAGATATCTTTCAATAAAAATATATTTCTCTTTCTGTCTTGAATTCTTGTCTCGTACTCTAAATTAGAAACTGGATAAGTCGAAGCTCTTGTAATTTGTTGTTCTAAACCAATATCATAGAAGGTAATACTCCAATCACTAGGAACAATCAATCCTCTTTCTACAATCGTTCTTTTGTCACTATCTTGAATCTGATTAGTCTCATAATGTCTAGTTTCATACATTTTTTCATAACTACCATACTTATTAAGTAGGTAATTATCAAAGGATTCTTGAGACCAAGGCCATTCAGATTCAAGATTCATAATATTATTAGATAACATTACGATCCAATCAAGATTCTGATCTCCATAAATTTTATATGCTACTTCATCAGGTCTTTCATCACCAACCACTTTATATTTGGTAAAGTATGTAATATTTTGGAAGATGTCTTCCCTAAGTTTACCTCTTTTGAAGAGATTCTTTACTTCTGTATAATCAGAAATATTATCACCACCTTTGACTCTGTTTACATAATCAAAGTTTGGTAGGTTTCTAAAATATTTTTGTGCCATCTTTAGTATCCCATTGTGGATATTTTATCGTCAGCAGTGTCAGGAATATCATCAGCATAAATTGGCATAACTTCACTAAAAGTCATTGTTAAGTCATATGCTGTCAAAGACCCAGTGGAATCAAATGTTGCATAGGAACCATCTGGTGTGTAATTTACCTGAAAGTTTGATAAAGCACAAGGTTTAAACTTATTTAGATATGGATGGTCACCACCACCTTTGTAAATATATTTCAATTCGAAAATTCTTGGTGATAACAGGAACAAATTCGAGGAACTTCTAGAAACTGCCATATTTCTTTTAAATGCTCGTATGATTCTTCTTATTTCTTCTGATTCTATCTGACTTCTTGGTGTGAGTCTAAAATTGAAACTAAAAGTTCTAAGATTAGGACCATTGAAAAGAAGCTCAAGGTTTGGATTAATTACCATACCATTTGATCTACCTACTAGATTTGCACCAACTGCCTGACCAGCAAAATATGATACAACAAATTTCTTTAAATTTGCATCATTCATTGCTTCATTAATACTTGCAGTTAATCCTGAAAATGCACCTTTTAGTTCTTCTACACTAATATTTCCTATACCTTTTATTAACCCCGCAGCTGCTTGTCCTAATACCGCTTGAACTGGATTCAATTGATCGTCTGACCAACTCACTGCATTTGTTTCACTCAATTGAGGTTGCATTGGGAAAAATATAGTTTCATATTTCTGCCCCCTTTCAATATTTTTATCACTTTTGTTATAACTAGAGTTCAACACATCCAAACCAGATGGTTTGTAATCATATGCTGTTATGGAAATATAGTCATATTCAAAGCCGGCTGGTGGCTCATGATATGGATATCTTAAAGTTTTAGCAGTACCACCTCTAATTGCGGTTGGAATTGTAGGATTAACTTCTTCTACTACACCATCTCCATTCACATCAGTAGGAAGTGGTGTAGGAGTTGGAGTTGGTGTAGGAGTTGGTGTAGGAGTTGGTGTAGGAGTTGGAGTTGGTGTAGGAGTCGTATTACTTAATGACTTGTAACTTGGTTTTGCTTGAAGATCTTGATATTCTTGTCTTGAAGTTTGACCTGAGATATTATTTTTTGCAAGAGTTAAAGTAGCACTCCTGACAGATTGAGTTAAATTGCGTAGTTGATTGGAATTTTTTCCAGTAAAATACTCAGCATACAATTTATTATTTTTGATACTATCACTTCCAGTACTTGCATTATGTTGATAAATCAACGTATCTCCAAACAATGTAACTTGATAGACATCATAGTTTCCTGTAGTTCTATCAGTAATTACTCTTATATTATCTTTTAATCTTCGGGAAGAATTCAGTAATTTTAGAGTGGCTTTATATTTGGTGGGATCGTTTACTCCTAAACTTTCCCAACCTTGAGGATCTCCGGCTGCCATATCCTTTTTTAATTATTTATCGTGAAACTTTGATATGGAATAGATCTTAAAGTCTTAAGTTCCATAGGATATACTTTGTATAGATTACTCTGTAGTTCTTCCCAAGTATAATTTTTAAACTCACCCCAGTGATAATTAAGTCCTCTGAATCCCCATCTGAATATACCAGTCACCGCAACTAAAGGGAACCTATCGTATTCAACTCTGGGTGTCTTTGCTGTATAGATGAAAGTAAAATACTTACCAACATCAGGAACAACTTCTACTTCGGTTTGAAGCTTCTCAATGATTTCTAACATCATATCATCTTCGACCCTCATGGCCTTGATACGATTGACTTCCTCTTCAGAAAATCTGTTGATTGTACTGTTCAGATACTCCTCTTGTTCTTCATCCATTAGCAGCCTTTAACTGTCTTTGTTTTGCTGGTGGGAGTGCTTTTTGTTGAGGTTCTTGAACTCTCACATTAACTTTTTGTACATCATTATTACCCTTTGAGATATTACTTGTAGGTAATGCCTTTCGTTGAGGTTGTGGTCTGATCGCAGGTCTTTGCCTACTACCAGCCATTGCTGTTGATGCTGGTCTTGCAGAGATTTGTTTGTGTTGTGGTGGTTGTTTAGCAGCAGCTGTTCTTCTTGCTACCATTGAATCCTTACCTGCAGGAAGTGCAGGACGTTCCTTACCTTGTGGTAGAGCACGTTGTTGTGTTTGGGGTTTTGAACTTCTATATGGTTGTGGTTTTCTGTCGGGTTGTTTACCTGGACCTGTTTTATCTGGTGCTGTTGCAGGTTTCATTCTATCAATAACACCCTGATCAGTCTTTTTAATTCTGTCTCTGATAGCACCACCAACACGTTTAGCAGCACCTGTGGCAGCACCTGTGGCAAGTTTACCAAGACCAGTTGATGGTCTCTTCTTAAAACCATGATCGTAATTTACATAGTGTATATCAGAATCACCTTTAAAAGATCCTGATCCGCTGATAGCAGACTGGGCAGAAGAAGATGCGTCCTCGTTAAACTGATTAAATGTCTTCATTTTTGTCCTTGATACTGACTCTTTCTCTTACATATCTTGAGTAACCAAAGGTCACTACAAGTCTCATAAAATCAGACGCTTCACCATACTGTAAGTCCATACTATTTATTTGTTTTGGGTATGCACCAATCAATGTATACTGAAGTGCTCTCTTGTCTTGACGAGATTTACTAATTCTTGAATTATTAGTAGCATCCTTTTCAAACTTTGTCAAAAATAGATTAGACTTGTAGTCATTAAAATAATTCATTCTGTAGATAGCATAATCACCGTAGTATGCTTCTCTTGCAACGGTTGGACCAACACCACTCATATAATCAACCCATGCTTCAAAGAATGCAACGGTATCGTAATTATTATCTACAATGAATGTCATTGAGATTTCGTTTTCATATGCTCTTCTATAAGGTATCTCTTCTACAATACCTTGATGGTCAGCACTGACAGAATGTGTCAGGAATGAGGTCCCTGGTGTGGTTGTTTGAATACATCTCAGTTCAATGTCTTCACCCACAATATTGTATGGTAATCCACGATCCTCCATAAATGAGGATACCTTAGAGGGAGGTGTAAATTTTACAATGTAATTATTAGGAGTAGCAA